AATATAATTTACGAAATAGCAAGGAATTATAATAGTGCATATATTCTTTGTGAAGTAAATGATATTGGAGATCAAGTTGCAAGTATTCTTCAATATGACCTAGAATATCAAAATTTATTGATGTGTTCTATGAGAGGTAGAGCAGGACAAATTGTTGGTCAAGGATTTTCTGGTTCAAAGACACAACTTGGAATTAAGATGTCCAAAACAGTAAAGAAAGTAGGTTCCTTGAATCTTAAAACACTTGTTGAAGAGGATAAACTTTTATTTAATGATTATGAAATTATATCTGAACTTACAACTTTTATATCCAAACACAATTCATTTGAGGCAGAAGAAGGTTGTAATGATGATCTTGCAATGTGTCTTGTAATATATGCTTGGTTAGTTGCTCAAGATTATTTTAAAGAACTGACTGATCAAGATGTCAGGAAAAGATTATATGAAGAACAAAAGAATCAGATTGAACAAGATATGGCACCATTTGGATTTATAAATGATGGTTTAGATGAAGCAACATTTGTTGATAATGATGGAGATAGATGGTATACTGATGAATATGGCGACATGTCTCATATGTGGGATTATAGATAATGAAGTGTAAAGTTGAACTATACAAAGCAGGCACAGTCTTTGAAGAGATTGTAATTGCTAGAGATTACAAAGATGCTAGGGAAACTGCTTTGGCAAGAAATCCTGGTGCAACTGTTATGGGAGTCACTGCAGTATTTAAATGAAAATAACACCTGAAACATATGAAAAGATGAACGAAGAGTTTATTAAAGATAATACTCCTTTTAGAATTGTTGTACCTACACAGGAGGCAATTGATAAATGGCAAGCACAACCAGCACCTTCATATTCAGTACCACCTCAAGTAGATATGGTTAGTAAGCAATGGGAAAAACTTGGTGTATTTTCTATTGAAGAAAGAGAGCAATATAGGAAAAATAACAGTGGACTTTGATGAACAGATAAAACTTGGTCATCTTTTATTAGATTTAAGAAAATGTAGATCTTGTGGAGAAGAAAAAAATTTAATAGAATCATTTTACAGAACAAGAAGAGACAGAGGTCCATCACTTTCATCATATTCTTATGAGTGTAAAGAATGCACCATAAAAAGAATTATTGACAGTAGAAAAAATAAACCACATACAGATTGGCAATACCCAGATTGGTAATGTTCATGCATAGTTTCCCCACTGAAAACACTAGAAACAATAAATATTTTTAGTTAATCTGAGGATTAGGAGAAAAACATGGCAACTCCGCAATTATCTCCAGGGGTTCTGGTCAGAGAAGTTGACCTTACTGTTGGAAGAGCTGATAATGTAACAGATAATATTGGTGCGATTGCAGCTCCATTTAAAACTGGACCTGTTGAGGAAGCAACTTTAATTTCAAGTCAAGGACAACTTATTGATGTGTTTGGTAAACCCCAAGCATCAGATAATCATTATGAATCCTGGATGACAGCATCAGAGTTCTTAACATATGGTGGGGCATTAAGTGTAGTAAGAATTGATGGATCTAACCTCAATAATGCTAATGCTGGAGTTTCTATTGCTTCAACCACAGTAAAAATTAAAAATTATGATGATTATGAAAATAATTATTCAACAGCAACTGATTGGTTCTATGCATCCAGAACACCTGGAGAACTTGCAACTAATCTAAAAGTTTGTTTTATTGATAATGCTGCTGACCAAACTGTTGGAATTGCAACAATTGCCTTAACTGGTGGAGCACAAGATATAAAAGTTGGATATGGTGTTACAGTTCAAATAACCAATGCAACTGTTCCAGGTGTTGGAACTACATCAACATTTACTGGAATGTTGAAAGGAATTGTGACAGGTGTCAGTACACAGTCTAGTGCTGCTGCTGGTAACAGTACAGTTGATATTAGAATTGTATCAAGAGTATCATCTGCTTCAACAGACACTGGAACAGTATATGATATTAATTATGAAAGAGGAAATGAAGGAGCATCAATTCCTGCATCTAGTGTTGTAAGATTTGTAAACAATTCTGGAATTAACACTGGAACTACTTTAACTGCTGCAACATCTGTTGATTGGTATGACCAACAGACCCTAGGTCTTACAAACTCAACTGTTTTTTGGAAGAATCTGGCACCTAAACCAGTTACTAACCAATATGCAAATAATAGAAGTTCAAGAAATGATGCACTGCACGTAGCAGTTGTTGATGATACAGGAACTGTAACAGGTATTCAAGGTAATATTCTTGAAACAAATCTTTTCTTATCTAAAGCACTTGATTCTTTAGCTGATGGTGATTCACCAGTTAAAAATTATTATAAGAGTTATCTTGCAAATAATTCTCAATACATTTTTGTAGGTGCTAATGGTGGAACAACTTTTGATGCAGTAAACAACAAAGAACCACAAGCAAGTGGATTCTCATCTGGATATGTAAAAGTAACTTTAGGTGCTGGTGCTTGGGGTCTCAATGCTCAGGGAGTTCAATTTAATGCATTAGGTAATGTAAGTTACACATTAAAAGGTGGTGCTGATTATGGTGCAAATGGTGGAATGAATGGATCTCTTGGTGACATTCTTACTGGATATAATCTTTTTGAAAATAGTGACGAAGTAAGAGTTGACTACTTACTCATGGGAGCATCACAATCATCTGAACTAGAAACTCAAGCAAAGGCAAATCTTTTGATTGCTCTTGCTGAAGGAAGAAAGGATTGTTTGGCAGTCATTTCTCCACATAGAGGTAATGTTGTTAATGTAAACAACACTACATCTCAAACTGCTAATATATTGAATTATTATTCAAAAATTAATTCTTCTTCTTATGCAGTTCTTGATAGTGGTTACAAATACGTTTATGATAGATTTAATAATGAATTTAGGTATATTCCTTTAAATGGTGATGTTGCTGGTATTATGGCAAGAAATGGACTTGAAAACTTCCCTTGGTTCTCACCTGCAGGTGCTCAAAGAGGTGTAGTTAACAATTCAATTAAACTTGCATATAATCCAACTAAATCACAAAGAGACTCACTCTATAGTGCAAGAATTAATCCTGTTATCAATCAGCAAGCCTCTGGCGCAATGCTTTTTGGTGATAAGACAGCACTTTCTTATAAGTCTGCCTTTGATAGGATTAATGTAAGAAAACTCTTCTTAACTGTTGAAAGAGCACTTGAATCTGCTTCTAATAGTCAACTTTTTGAACTTAATGATGATGAAACAAGAGCAAACTTCTTTAATATTGTTGAACCATACTTGAGAGATATTCAATCCCAAAGAGGTATTGAAGACTTTAAAGTTATCTGTGATGAAACAAATAACACCCCCGCAGTCATTGACAACAATGAGTTTAGGGCTGACATCTTTATCCAACCAGCTAGATCTATCAATTATGTCACATTGACATTTGTTGCCACAAGAAGTGGTATAGAGTTCAATGAAGTGATTGGGTAATTTAAATAATATAAAATAATCAAGAGGTAATCAACAATGGCAAACAGTTTAACCACCAAAAACCTTCAAGGTTTTAAAACTAGATTAAAGGGCGGTGGTGCTCGCCCCAATCTATTTGAGGTATCAATCCCCACATTTCCAACTGCAGTTACTGAATCAAGTCAAGCTAATTGGAATGTCAGCAGAAATAATGAACTTAGGTTCCTTTGTAAAGCTGCACAACTTCCTGCTTCAACAGTTGCTGAAGTTCCTGTTCCTTTTAGAGGTAGAATTTTAAAAGTCGCTGGAGACAGAACTTTTGAACCTTGGACTATTACTATCATTAATGATGAAAACTTTAGAATGAGGTCTTCTTTTGAAGCTTGGATGAACACAATTAGTGATTTGAGTCATGCTACTGGAGTTACAAATCCTACTTCGTATATGACTGATGCTTATGTTTATCAGTTAGGAAGAGGATCTACTAAAAATGCACAAACTCATTCTGAAGGTAATCTAAATCAATCAATTCTAAGAGCTTACAAGTTCCTAGATGTCTTCCCAACTGAAGTATCTTCTATTGATTTAAGTTATGATTCATCTGATACTATTGAAGAATTCTCTGTAACTTTACAGGTACAAGAATTTAAAATTGGTATAGGTGAAGATGGAAGATCTGATTCTAAGACTGGTAAAGATAAGGAGATAGTATAAAATGAATAAATAACTAGACATAAGTCTAGTTTTTAATATAATGGCCAGATTATTTGGTTTCTCAATTGATGATAACGAGAAGCAACCACCAGGACTAATATCTCCAGTTCCTCCTAACAATCAGGATGGATCTGAGAATTATGTTAGTTCTGGTTTTTTTGGTTCTTATGTAGATATTGAAGGTATTTACAAGAATGAAAATGATCTTATTAGAAGATATAGATCAATGTCACTATATCCTGAATGTGATAGTGCAATTGAAGACATAGTTAATGAAGCAATTGTAGCAGATACTAATGATTCACCTGTAGAAATTGAACTTTCAAACCTTAATGCAAGTGATGGTATAAAGAAAAAAATTAGAGAAGAGTTTAGATTTATTTTAGATCTTCTAGATTTTGATACTAAAGCACATGAAATTTTTAGAAATTGGTATATTGATGGTAGATTATATTATAATAAAGTAATTGATCAAAAAAATCCTACAGAAGGAATTAAAGAACTAAGATATATTGATGCATCTAAGATGCGTTTTATTCGTCAAATTGTAAAAAAGAAAGGTGATGGTGTTTTTATAAAACAAGAACAACCAAATCAATATGATTTTCCAGAAATTGAAGAGTATTTTGTTTATACTGAGGGACAGAAAAAAACTGGATATGGAACACAAGTATCAAGCAATGGTGTTAAATTAACAAAAGATTCTGTTTGTTATTGTACCTCTGGATTAGTTGATAGAAACAAGGGATTAACTCTTTCTTGGTTACATAAATCAATCAAACCACTCAATCAACTCATGATGATTGAGGATTCTCTTGTCATCTACAGACTTTCAAGAGCACCAGAACGTAGAATTTTTTACATTGATGTTGGCAATCTTCCTAAGGTAAAAGCAGAGCAATATCTGCGTGATGTAATGACTCGTTACAGAAATAAACTTGTCTATGATGCAAACACAGGTGAAATTCGTGATGATAAAAAACATATGTCCATGATGGAAGACTTCTGGCTTCCTAGACGTGAAGGTGGTAGAGGGACTGAGATCACTACACTTCCAGGTGGACAAAATCTTGGTGAGATTACTGATATCAATTACTTTCAAAAGAAGTTATATAGAGCACTCAATGTACCTGAAACTAGAATTCAAGGAGAGGGTGGTTTCTCACTAGGAAGATCATCTGAAATTCTAAGAGATGAAATCAAATTCTCCAAGTTTGTTGGAAGAATGAGAAAAAGATTCTCCCACATGTTCCAGGATCTTTTAAAGACACAACTTATTCTAAAAAATGTTGTAACTCCTGAAGATTGGGAGTTAATGTCTGATCATATTCAGTATGATTTTCTCTATGACAATCACTTTGCTGAACTCAAAGAGGCAGAACTTACTACTGAAAGAATTAATCTAGCAACTTTGGCAGAACCTTATGTTGGTAAGTTTTACTCTAATGATTATGTAAGACGTAAAATTTTACGCCA